GTAGCAGACGCTACCGTACCATCGTAATCCCCCCACAATAGGAATCGAACCTATTGGCTAGAACGGGGTTACAGTAGGGACCACCCTACCGACGCCAGTCGCAAACCGACAATTGCCATCTACCACCACGGAGGGGTACTATGCACACAGTATTCTTAGAGGTGTCGTTGACCCGGAGCATTACTCCCGAGTTCTGTAGGATCTTACATCCCACGTCCTGCATTAGGAACTCACTCAGAAAAGGGTATCGACCTAAACCGACCCCAGTTCGCCTTTCGGTCGAACACTGCCTAGCCGCCCCTCGGGCTACCCACCACGTTACGGTGGACCCCCCAGTATTCACTAAATTACTGGCTGGGCACGTGGTTAGATGGGCTTGACAAATTGTACTTGCCACTTAAAGTTTCGTAGCAAGTCCTCCGACACCCACACCCTCTTCTCCTTCGAAAACCCCACCCGTCCAAAGACGGATGTATTAGTACGACTATAAATCCAATGCCACATATCCTTCCTCGACAGCTTTAGCATGCGTCTCGGGATACGGGTGTTGAGGCCGGCTAATCCGTAAGGCGAACAACCCTCACGGATCCGCTGAAGCACCGAATCGTCGTCGTACCTGTCTGGGTCAAAGGGTTCGCTCCAGGCCCAAGAGACCAGTCTCTCCTGGAAAAGTGCCTCTTGCTCACGTACCGTGTCCGGCGGTATGTGGTGTTTTGAGACCTGTACGAACCCATCAGGGACTCCCCCCTTGACTAAACAGGGGAGTGGAGGCTCAACTGCCTGCTCAAGGTAGAAAAGCTCCCTATGCCAAAGGCCTTGCGACCTAAGGATACCCTGATCCACACTCAACCCCAATCCTCTTGTTAAGCTCCTACGGGATGCGTGGATTGCCTTGGACTGACAACCGACGAAGAACTCGCGAGCTAAACGAGTCCTCTCACGTCCCATCCCGACTGCAAATGAATAGAACCTACTATTCATCGACAGAATAGCCTCACCGATACGCTGATCTTTCCAAAGCGCACGTGGTCGAAGGAAACCAACCGATCGTGTCTTTTTCGTACCGCCCTCAAAGAGAGCCGAGTTAAGGGTAAAGAACCTAGGGTCCTTTAAGGTTTTTCCTTTACTCAGAGTGAGACCTCCCTTAGCTACACCACGCTCCCACCGCTCCACCTCGGCGGGTAACGCACGAAAAACGATATCGTCACCGTTAATCCTCACAGGAACACCTTTCCTGCGGACACAGTACCGAAACGTGATGTAGTTTACCAGGCATAACAAGGGAAAAGAGGTCAAGTTTCCCATCAACTGCCCCCTCTGTTGCTTGTAGAGGGTACCTGCCTCGGCCTGCATATAAGAGTCGTCATACAGGGACAGAGCATGTTCCTTGATCCCCTCGGGTACCCAAGAGGAGGAACTTAGCAGTTCATCGAGTATTGTGCGTTGAAGGCGCAAATTTAAGTTATCCGTAGCGCTTTCGTAATCGCCACTGACGAAGATTTCACCGGGTACCCGCTGAAATCCTACAAATCTGCTTGGCTTCGCATCGCCTCGCAACAACCACTCGAATCGGGAAAGGTGAGAATACATGGCTTTGTGCAAAGCGGCTAGAGCGCCGTCCACCCGGGGCGGGATGGAGACGATACGCCACTTCCCACCGCTCTCTACAGCCTGTATTCTAGAGGCCCTCCGATGGTCCTTCTTATACCCAGTCAAGACGTACTCCGTAAACTCAGAACGAAGCCACCTTTCCTGGGCACGTAGCCCGCGACCACCACCAGCCCGTCGACCTGCCTCTACACAAGAGGACGTCGATAGGCACGTTCTAACAGCATGACCCGTGTAAGAACGATCCCAACCAACACCAAATAACCTTCTGGTGAGATTCACAGCGAAACGAGTGAATCCGGGATCAGGGTCCTCCTGAGCTGAGGACATTCTTTCAGCGTAAGCTGTTATCGAGGGTCTCTCCTGTGGAATGACCTTCCGGAAGAGAAAGAGAGAATGCGCGATCGAGTAACGGGATCGCGCAGAAAGTCTAGAGACCGCAGACTTCCAAGGGTGTGTACTATCGCCCTCAATCAGTCCCGTACAGAACTTCTTGAGTCGGTTCAAATCATCAAGCCCAGTAGGCAGAGGTAAAGGTGTCGCAAACACCTTTTCCAGAAGCCCTACATACTGGACGAAACGACCGACGACAGCGTGTGTCGAAGAGCATGCCAAACGATTGCTCGCTTTTACAGGCATACACCGGAATACAAGTCCGTAAACTTGTATAGATC